GTATTAAAGAATATTCCACCTTCACTTTTTGTAGGATAAGATAAATGGCAAACAACAAATGGTCACAACCCGCAGCACCTCCTCCTCCCTTATTTACTGGGGAGAAAGAGCGCAATCTCGTCAAGCAGATCAATGATGAGATCATTGAGAGGGTCATAGGTCAAACAATCCTTTATTATCCTATAAGTCTTGAAAAAACTAACTTTCATCCTTTATATGGTGAAAGTATAAATAAGACTTTTTTGCCGCCTATTAGAGTTTATGCTTTGATTGGCTGGGAAGGTCAAGAAACAAGCACAGCAAATATGGGAGTAGATAAAGAATCAAGTATTAACATTTACTTCCACAAGCGAAGATTAACCGAAGATCAAAATTTGTTTGTAAGAGAAGGTGACTTTGTTTTATACGGTCAGTTCCACTATGAAATCGTAACCTTAAACGAGCCAAGGCAAATATTTGGTCAAGTGGAACATAAAATGGAAATAATGGCTACTTGTAAGAGAGCAAGAAAAGGAACGTTCAATGGCTATTGATAACAGATATACAGGTATACCATCTGAAAAAGCCAGTAGATATGATGATGATCTGCATTTCTCGCCTTCAACATTTGAGACGATTGATTATGCAATCTATGATTATGTCAATGAGAAGTTGGATCTTCACTCAACCACAAATACAGGATGGAAGAAAACACCTGTTGTTTGGGTTTCTTCCGAGAGATCATTTCAGATTAAGAATAACGAAACCTATAGAGATAACGAAGGTATGATTATATTGCCTGTTATCACTATTGAAAGAACTGCTATTGTAAAAGATCTCAACACAAGAGGAGCCTTTTATGGAGATCAGTTCCCAATACAAAGTCAACCAGAAAAAGGTGGCTCTCTTGTTATTGCGAGAAGAATAAAGCAAGACAAGACTTCTAACTTTGCAAATGCAGATGCTAATAAAAAATACAACAACAGGGTCGGACCTAACTTTGTTAGACAATCAACAAGCAAAGTTGTCTATGAATATATTTCTATTCCGCCTATTGTTTATGTTGAGATTACCTATTCAATTACATTGAGAACAGAGTATCAGCAGCAGATGAACGAACTAATGCAACCTTTTATAACAAGACCGGGAACAATCAACAGTTTTATGATTGAAAGAGAAGGTCATCGCTATGAGACATTTGTCCAAGGAGATTATAGTCTTAACAATAATCTTTCAGAGATGACAACAGAAGAAAGAAGATTTGAAACAAAAGTTGATTTAAAAGTATTAGGATACTTAATAGGAGAAGGAAATAACCAAGACACACCAAAGTTCTCTATTAGAGAAAACGCCGTTGAAGTAAAGATCCCAAGAGAACACGTTGTATACGACGATCCTTTGTCTGTAAGTGGTGATGGAATAACAAACAGGTCAAATACAGCAGTGGATGGTAAGTATAGAGAATAATTTTGGACTTTGGAAAAAAGAAACACTATTTATTAGAGAAATAAATTCGTCAAGAATATTGGACGTTTCAAAGGAGAATAGAATAAAATGTCGGCAAAAGATTTTAAGTTTGTTTCACCCGGAGTTCACGTTGAGGAAATTGATAACTCACAACTCCCTAAGACACCAGAGGCAATCGGACCTCTCGTAATCGGTCGTTCCCGTAGAGGTCCGGCAATGCAGCCAGTAAAAGTTGATTCTTTTTCTGAGTTTGTAACCATTTTTGGAAATCCAGTTGCTGGTGGAGAAGCAAGTGACTTATGGAGAAATGGAGTTCCGACTGCTCCTACTTTTGCCGCTTATGCTGCTCAAGCGTGGTTAAAGAACAACAACTCCCTTACATTTATTCGTCTCCTTGGAGATCAATCTCCAGATAATGATGGAACTGATGCTGGTAAAGCAGGTTGGAAATCAGCCAATACAGATCCGGCAGTTGGTGGTGGAGCATACGGTTTGTACTTATTCAACTCCGCTTCTGATGCTGGGGATTCTGGCGATATTGAAGCGGTTAATGGAACCCTTGCTGCCATTTTCTACACAACAGAAGGATCTATTGCCTTATCTGGAACCATTCGTGGTGCGGTCGCTGGCGATATTGACGGAACTCTTGAAAATACAACAACATCATCTTGTGTATTGGTTAATGGAGCAAGCAAAACATTTGGAGCAGTTGTTCTCGATAATACAAGTGCGGTTGTTAAATCAACAGCATTTAACTTTGATCAGTCTTCACAAAACTATATTCGTAAGGTATTCAATACGAATCCAACCTTCACAAATAGTAGCATCGTTGATTCAGCAGCCGCAAACGCTACAACTTACTGGTTGGGTCAAACATATGAAAGAGCAGTTGCGGAAACAATCACAAGCAGTGATGCTTACGGTATCATCGTTAGAATTGGTAGAGCATCTACAGATATTGCCAACGGAGGTGATTTTAAGTTCGCTACCCGTCAACCAAGAACTGGATGGTTTTTCTCACAAGACTTGAGAAATACAGCAGGTTCCGCAACAATCGGTGATAACGTCCTCCGTCCAGCATACAACCCAGAAAATTTGAACACAGTTACAAGATTGTTCAAAGTTCACGGTTTAAGTTCTGGTGAAGAAATCCAAAGAAAATTCAAGATTTCTATTGAAGATATTAAATACTCCAAGAATGACAATAGTCCATATGGAACATTTACCTTGGCTATTAGAGATGCTCAAGATACAGACAATGCTAAAGTATATGTTGAAAGATTTGCTGGTCTTAGTTTAGATCCAAACTCTCCAAACTATATCGCAGCCCAAGTTGGTGACAAATATTACCAATGGAATGCAGATCAAAGACGTTTGGTTGAATATGGAACTTACCCAAACAGATCTAAGATTGTTCGTGTTGAAATGGCAAATGCTGTTGATACAGCACAGACAAACCCAGAGTTGCTTCCTTTCGGTGTAGAAGGACCAATCACCCTTTCGGATATCACACTTGTTGATGCTGGAGCAACTGCTGGAACTGGTTCTATTGCTAATGCAGCAGGGACTGTTACAAGCCCTCTTACTGCTGGAACTGGCTCTAATGGTATTTTCAATGCTGATCAAAGAGTCGGAGATAACTCTTTTGGAATCATTTCAGCCGCTGCTATAGCAATCTCTGAAGATAGAGTTGCTCAGTTCACTGGATCTGTTAAACATCCAACAGTTCCACTTCGTGTAAGTTCTTCTGATGGAGATCTTTCCGATCCAACTGAAGCATACTTCGGTGCTCAATACACAAGATCAAGCGGATCAACTGTATATGAACCAAGTATGGTTGATTTGGTATACCCACTTGCAAACGGAGGAACTTTTGCTCCATCTGCAAATAACACCAAGACTTCTTGGTACTTCTCATTGGATGACTTGGTATTCAAGTTTAACACAAAGAATACTGTATTCTATCGTTCTGGATCAAGAGCGCAAGGAGATTCTGTTACTGCGAGATCTGGTTCTTACAAAGGTATTATTGACAGAGGATACGATAGATTTACTTCACCAATGTTCGGTGGATTTAACGGATTTGACATTACCGAAGAAGAGCCTTTTAACCAAACAAGAGCACTCCCAGATGCTTCAACAGAAGAAGGACAGGCTATGTTCTACACTGTAAAGAAAGCAATCGATATGTTTGCTGATCCAGAGTTCATTGAAGGAAACATCTTGGCTGTTCCGGGTGTCGTTAACCAAGGTTTGACAACTCACGGTCTTCGCATTTGTGAAGCAAGAGGTGATGCTTTGATGCTTATGGACCCAAAAGGCGGATACTTACCTTCTTCTGAAAACTTCGACAGTGAAGAATTGAGAATCACCGCTGGAACAGGTCTGGGCGGCGTATCACAACACGTTGCTGAAGTTGGACAAAATATGGAACTTCGTAACCTTAACTCAAGTTATGGCGCAACATACTATCCTTGGGTTCGCATCTCTGATACAGTCAGCGGTCGTGGAATCTGGGCACCACCTTCAATCGCAGCACTTGGAGCAATGTCTTACTCTGAGAAGCAATCTGCTCTCTGGTTTGCCCCTGCTGGTTTCAACAGAGGTGGCTTGACTGACGGTGCGGCTGGTCTTCCAGTAACTAACGTAAGAAGCAGACTTACTTCTAAAGAAAGAGACTTCTTGTATGAAAGAAACGTCAACCCTATTGCTTCTTTCCCAAGCGAAGGAATTGTAATCTTCGGTCAAAAGACTCTTCAGGTTACTCCATCGGCATTGGATAGAATCAACGTAAGAAGATTGATGATTTATGTAAAGAAAGAAATCTCAAGAATCGCAGCAAACTTGTTGTTTGAGCCTAACGTAGAGGCAACTTGGGCAAGATTTACTGGTCAAGTTAATCCTTTCTTGGATAACATTAAGAACAACTATGGATTGGATGCTTTCCGTGTTATCCTTGATGATACAACAACAACGGCAGAGATGATTGATAGAAATACGATTTACGCAAAGATCTTCTTGAAGCCAACCAAGGCTGTTGAGTTCTTCGCAATCGATTTCGTAATCACAAACTCTGGCGCAGGATTTGAAGATTAAAAAATAGGAACTAACTATTTACTATAAAGGAAACTATTACAAAGGAAACCTAAAACGATGGCAGATAAGAAATTTTGGGCTAACGCTCCACAACCAAAAAGAGCATATAGATTCGTTCTCAGATTAAGAGGGATTGATCAGTGGGTCATTACAAAGGTCAACAGACCTTCTTTGACAGTATCTGAAACACAACATCAGTATTTAAACCATACTTTCTACTATCCGGGAAGGGTTGAATACAATACTGTTTCCTTTACAATGGTTGATCCTATTACTCCAAACGCAACAGGTTACGCCTTGGCTCTTCTTTCACAAAGTGGTTATAGACTCCCAGCAGTAAATAATCTTGAGACTATTTCAAAAGCAGAGGCAATCAATGCTCTTCAAACTCCAGAAATCGTTACACTTGACGACCAAGGAAAAGATATTGAAAAGTTCACTTTGATTAATGCTTGGGTTAAAAATGTTGAAATGGGCGATTTTGACTATGGTTCAGAAGATTTGATGAACATCACAGTTGAAATGCGTTACGATTTTGTCAAATATGAAGCAACCCAAGGATCAATTGAAGATCCGGCACTTGCTGCATCCGTTTCTCAATATCGTCCGGGCAACTAATAAAATACTTTACAAATCATAAATCTTATCATATAATGCATACAAAACTTAACTCAATGAGGTTTTAATGAGCACCAGAAATAATCAGGATCGTTTCGGATCCGCAGAGCCAGACACTTCAACTGGCGCAACCGCAACCCAAACAAACCCTTTAGATTTTGCAACACCAACAGAAATGGTGGAGTTGCCTTCTAAGGGTCAGTTTTATCCAGAAGGTCATCCTTTACACAATCTTGAAACTGTAGAAATCAGATATATGACAGCAAAAGATGAAGATATTCTTGTTAATCGTTCTTTGATTAAAAAGGGTGTTGTTTTGGATAGGCTGCTTCAAAGCGTTATTGTTGACAAGTCCATTAATGTTGACGATCTTCTAATCGGGGATAAAAACGCTATTCTAATCGCAACAAGGATTTCAGGTTATGGAGCAGACTATAACACAAAAATTCCTTGCCCTTCTTGTGGTTCTGTGTCAGATCATACTTTTGACTTAGAAGAAGCCTTAGAAGAGTCTTATGAAAAAGGATCTGATACAACCTTCGCACAACAGACAGAAAACGGAACCTTCCTTGTAAGTCTCCCAAAAACTGGAGTAAATGTTGAAGTTCGTCCTCTTTCTGGGAAAGATGAAAAGACAATCTTGAAAACAAATAGTATGAGACAAAAGAACAAACTTCCAGAAATGAGTTTGACAGACCAGATGATGCTCTATGTTGTCTCGGTTAATGGTGAAACAAATCAAGGAACCATTGCAAACTTTATTCAGAATATGCCAGCGATTGATTCTCGTCACTTGAGATTCGCTTATCAAGACGCAATGCCAAGTGTTGACCTTGCCCAACATTTTGAGTGCGGAGATTGTGGTTACGAGCAAGAAATGGAGGTGCCGTTTACCACTGAATTTTTTTGGCCTAAGCGATGAATATATTGAAGGAGTGTATGAAGAGATATTCCAACTAAAGCATTTCGGTGGTTGGAGTTTTATTGAAGCATACAGTCTGCCAATCGTTTTAAGAAGATGGTTTTTGGAGAGATTGGCAAAGCAATTTGAAAAAGAAAAAGAACAAATGGATAAGGCTACTAAAAAAGGTAGACGATAAGACCGAAGACCAAAGATGTTTTTGGTCTTTTTTTTTACTATTTACAACTATTTATACTCGGAGGAGTTACAAATGTCTAATATAAATGAAGAACAACTCGCATCAATTGAGATTAATTTAAATCCCAAGACGATTGACGAAGGATACTTGAGAGCATTAGGGGGTCAGATTGAACTCTTACTTAAAATGATGTTCGGGGGATCTTTGATTCCTGCAAGGTTTAGAGGAACTCAAAATCAAATGTCAAGTTTTGCAAGAGCACTTGGAAATGAAAAAAGATATCTTCAGTCGTTTGAGAGACACGGATTGACTGATCCAAGAACAATGAACAACAGGCACAAACTCGAAAGAGCACTCGCCAACTTTGAAAGAGAAACAGGAATAAAGTGGCCCTTTAAGTGAGAACTAATCTATGGCAGATAGAACAGAAGAGTTAGAAACTATACAGGAAATCAACAAAGAACTCGCAAAGGAAGTAGAATACGAAGCGAAGAAGGCACGATTGCGTGGTGAATCTGTTGATAAACTTGAAACAGAAAGAAATATATTGGTTCAACAAAGAGAACAATATGCCATAACTTTAGAATATCTTCAAACTTCAAGAGAAGAAAATGAGAAACTCCTTGGTATAGAAAACGCAAGGCTCGAACGCCTACAAGATAGCAAAACGGCAAGCGTAGAAGATATTCAGGCACAACAACGAAAGATTGACTTATTAAAAAAAATAAAAAAACTTCAAGATGATCTCGCAGGAGATGATGAAGAAGCAAAAAAGCAAGCAGAAGAAAGAATACGGCTATTAAACGAAGAATTAGCGATACAACTAAAAATAGCAGACGCCAAACAAGCAGGTATAAACGTCGGTAAAGGACTTGTAGATAACCTTTCTAAGATGGTTGGCTTCCAGAGAGATTTAAATAACACTCTAACTGGGAACTTTCTTAAAGCAGCAAAATCAGGAGAAGGTCTTAAGAGTGTGGTAACTTCCATCGGTAAAGAAATGGCAGCAACATTCGGACCAGCAAATGCATTACAGTTTTTGATTTCTAATTCAATTCAAACTGCTGTCGCTTTAGATGAACTACAAGCAAGTTTTGTTGGAGCCACAGGCGCATCAAGAGAATTTGCTGGCTCTATAGAAGATGTATTTAGAGAGAATGTTCAATTTGGTGTCAGCCTTCAGGAATCAGCGGCAGCAAATCAGGAGTTATATCTCAGTTTTGGTGCTTTTAGTAACTTAAGTAAAGAAGTAAGAAATCGAGTAGCAGGGACTACTGCTGTTCTTCAAGAACTCGGCGTTAGTGCCTCTACATCTGGCGAAAACTTCAACTTCCTTGTTTCTCAGTTAGGTATGGGAGTAAGTGAAGCGGAAAATGTAATCAGAACAATGACTGAGACAGGGGCTTCAATAGGTATACCTCCGCAACAATTAAATGATGCATTTAGAAATCTATCTCCAAGATTGGCTGCTTTTGGTCGCCAAGGTCCAGAAATCTTTATGAAAACAGCAAAAACTGCCAAGAGTCTTGGTATGACTGTTGATGATCTTGGAAACACTTTATTTGCTTTATCAGATGGTTTAGATACCTTTTCAGAGTCAGCATCAGCCGTTGCTGCCGTTAATCTTTCTCTTGGTGGTTCTTTTGTTAATGCGTTTGATTTAACAATGGCAGCAGCAGAAGGTCCAGCCGCACAACTTGATATGCTGAGAAGCGGTTTTCAAGCAGCGGGAAAAACACTTTCTGATATGCCTTTCTTTCAGCAAAAGATGTTGGCATCTGAACTGGGATTGGAACTCGGAACCCTTCAGCAAGTTATTGATGGAAATATGGACTCTCAACAAGCATTGGCTAAAGAAAATCCTCTCGAAGAAATGGCAGTTAAGGCCAATAGTGCTATGGATAAACTCAACGAAAGTCTTAAAAGTATATCAGCAGGGCTTGAGCCACTAATAAGTGTTTTCAACTTTCTTGCTGAAAATATTAAGTTAGTCGGAGGAGCATTGTTGTTTGCTACGGCGGCTTATCAAGTGTATAATTACCAACAAGAAAAGGGATTATTATTTACTACTACCCAGATAGTAAAAGAAACTGCTTTGGCAATTGCCCTAGGGACAAAAGCAATCGCCCTCAAGATACTCAGTGTAGCCTCGGGAGTTGCTGGAGCAGCAATGACAGCCTTTGGAACAGCGGTAAATTTTGTTACCGCAGCAATGATAGCAAATCCAATAGGTGCGATTATATTGGGTGTGGTCGCTTTGGGCGGGGCGATATATGGACTAATCAAGAACTTTGATCAAGTTATGGAGTATATGGGCGGATTTTTCACTGATTTTGGAAATATGTTTAATGACCTTCCATCTTTTTTTAAGGCAGTTGCAAGGCTAATTATGTTACCATTTGATGCTGTTTGGGGAGTTTTGGCTGGAGTTGGTCAAGGAATTATTGATATTATAAATTTATTTGGAGCAGATATCCCAACGCCGGGATTTTTGTCTACTTCTCCGTCATCTTATTTGCTGTCGCTTTTTGATGGGGGAGAAGTCCCCGGCTTGGCTATTGGTGGAAAGATCTCTTCTTCTGGTATGGCTATGGTTGGAGAAGAGGGACCAGAACTTGTAAGCCTCCCAAAGGGTGCTCAAGTTGTTAACAACCAAAGTACAACAAACTTGATGAAGACAATGGAAGAAACAAGAGTTTCTAACACAACAAACAATACAACGGCTAATGATAGCGCAATGTTACAGGCTCTTCTCCGCATTGAAAAGGCTTTAAATATGAAACCAGCCGCTGGCACAGCAGGACAGCCAATCAATGTGTCAGTTAATTTGGACAAGAAAAAGGTTGGAGAAGCGACGGTGGATTATATAAATAAGAAATATGATGTATTTACATCAAGTTAGGAATAAACAAATATGGCTACAGAAAAACCAGAGTTAAATAAAGTTTATAATACAAGTTATGTTAATCCTCTTGACGCAGCACGTTCAAAGGGGCACGTTTTAACAATTAGCCGTATTGATGTTCCTTCAGCCGTTATTAATATGACTGCCTTTTTGGACCAATGGAATGATAGTTTTACAAGTAACTGGAATAGAGAAACTGTATATGGTCGTATGGATACAATCCAAAACTTTCAGAATACTCAAAGATCTATTTCTGTTTCTTTCAAGTTAGTGGCTGCTTCTAAATCAGAAGCAAAGAAAAACTTAAGAAGTGTTTCCCAGATGGTTCAGTTTTTATACCCTTCGTTTAAAGGTTTGGCTGATGGTATTACAAATGCTTACACGATAAATGGAGCACCAGTTGTATCTGTTAAATATATGAACTTGATTACAGAGCAAGATGGAGGTGCTTTGGCAGGAACCTTGGATGGTTTAGATCATTCATTTGATATGGAAGGGGGATTCTTTGAAGAATACGGACAAGTATATCCAAAGATTTTAAACCTGTCTTTCACATTTCATCCATTACATAAAGCAACTCAAGGCTATGTTAATGGTAAATCTCTTAATGATGGCTTCCCTTACAAGAATAGTGGATATGTTGCTGATCCCCCAAAACCTTTTGATGTAGCAAAAGACAATCCAGAGTCAACGAATGAACTTAATGGTGGTCAATCAATTCCACCTGAGATACAACAATCACAACAAGAAGAGGTTCTCGGGTCTGGGCTGGGTCAATCTATGTTTATTGAGTAAAGGATAATAATATGGCTTCAAGATATGATTTAAGAAGAGTAGCGGTTAACTCAAACATTATGTATGATAATCTATTTAAGAATAGAGGTATCAATTATGTTGAACAATATAGAACAGGTGAGTTAAGATATCCAACTTCTAAAGAGATATCTAACTTGACAATCGTAACTCGGACTTGGAGAAGAGGGGATCATTATTATAAACTATCAAACGAATATTATGGAGATCCAAAGCACTGGTGGGTTATCGCTCACTTTAATCAAAAGCCGCTTGAAAGCGATATTCAGTTTGGTGATATTATAAGAATCCCAACTCCTCTTGAGTTAGTATTAACATATTATGGGATGTAGAAAATGGGTGATGTTAAAGAAACAGGATCTACAGATCCGCAAACTAAAAAACTATCAGCAGAATCTCAAATAGTTAATTTCACTAATATGAAACAATGCTTTTTGCTTTCTGAGGCAAAAACTTTAGGTGATTTATCTGTAAAAAGCGTAAATCCAAATGGATTTTTATACACGTTATGTTTGTCTGATAATGATGTAGGAACTCTTTTAAGTAAAATAAACAAGCCAGCACCAAGCATTAAAAATCTATTAAACATTAGCCCACTTGATTATTCAAGGTTTGTTCCAAAAATAGAACTTTATAAAGTTTTATATACTGGAGAAAGAACCTATGTTGGTGAAGCCCCTATTCCTTTTTCTACTGATAGTAGTCAAACGCTTGAGTCAATACTTAACTCATCTTCTGGAAGAGGAGACGATGTAGGCATTGTTGATTTCAGTCTCAACTTTGAAAATCAATCTCCTTGGGGTTCCGGCAGAATGGTCAATGGAAGTTTGAAACTGATATTCCAGAACGGAGAATCTTTAACTAAAGATAGGGTTTTAAGATTATCAAGCAAAGGTGGTGGAACTACGCCATTTAGATTTTCAGACTTGATTAGCAGAAGAGGTCAAAGCCCAAGAGAGTTTGCTGGAGCACATTATAGAATCCGAGCAGATGTCGGATATGCCATTCCTCCAAACCAGACAGAGACACTAAATGATAACTTAATAGAACAAATACAAAGTATGAACTTGTCTTTGATTCTGGAACTGATTGATTATGATTTGTCCTTTGAACAAAATGGTGCTCTTACATTAGATATATCTTATCGCTCTTATATTGAAGCGCAATTAGATAGGGCGACATATGATATATTTAGCATAACGAAGAATCCATATGCTGCTGCCATTAAAATGGTCGAGGCAGAAACACAAGAATTTAGAAAAAAGCGCAAAGAACTTGAAAAAGGCATTTCTAAACTTGAAGAACAAGTGGAAAAAGAAAAATCTTCATTATCAAAAAAAATACAAAATGCTAAAACTGGAAAAGGAAAAAGAGAAATAAGGGCTGCGTTTTATGAAAAACAAAGAAATCTCAGCAAGGATAAGAAGGAACTTGAAAAACTTAATACATCAGACTTAGAAGCAAAAAATGATCAAAAAATAGAAAGATACAAAGGAAGAAACAAAATTGAGAAATACTCAAGAATATTGACTTACCTTTATGATAACGACAAGGTGAAAAAAGTAACAGTCCCAAAAGATGATCTTCTATATTTTTCTCCAGAATATCCAGATCAGGTTAAGCAGGATGTTGTAGATTCTGGGATTTTTGATGCGCTCCCCGGTTTTTTTGGAAATAAAGATAAGTTAGTTCAAGATGCTACAAACGATTCTGTTTTAGCAGCAAGAAAGAAAATAAGGGATAAAAATCTCCTTAAAGCAACGAACGGCGGGACTGCTGTAAAGGGGAGCACTAACCTGATAACAAGAGATATTGCCAGAGGTATCAACAACGCAGTCTTAAAGAATGACGGTAAGCCAATATCTCAAGAAGAGTTGACAAAAATACAAGGAGCAGTTTTCACAGATATTTCATTACAACTTGGATTAAAAGATGAAAACAAGCCGAAATCTGACTCAGATACTTTAGATATATATTGGTTTTATTATGGTGATTTATTACAAGCGGTAATAGACACGGCACAATTAAGTGAGAAAATAAACCAAGATCACGTTGGATATATGTTTGGTGGAATACAGATACCCGGAGCAGATACTAATAACTCTGAAATTTCAATATTAGATATGCCGATATCATTGGAAATGTATCTACAATTCTTTAAAAAAATGTATATTGATAAAGGTGTTGAAAGACATTCACTGAATAACTTCATCAAAGAATCGCTTCAGCAACTTTTGCTTCCATCAATCAACCAAATGTGTTTTGGAGAAAGCGTTTCAAGACCCGTGACAATCAAGACAACAACTTTAGAACTTGGATCTTATGGGTCTGAACAAAGCCCCATTGAACCCTTTCCGTCTAATGGGGAGGCGTTTGTAAAAAGAATATACACAAATGGAAGTTCTGGACAAAAACTAAAAAGATTATCTTCTGGAGATGTCTTAAGAAAGTGTAGCACTAATCAAAGATATTATTACAACTTAGTTTATGTTGCGGAAAATGGTTTACCGACATCTCTCAATGGAGATCCCATCGCAGATCACGAAAAAGGAATTTATCATTTCTATATTGGAGCAGATAGGGGTTTGGCAAAAGAAGTAAAGTTTTCTAAGGCTAAAAAGAACTTTCAAGCAGAAGCGATGGCACAAAAAGCGGTGGCAGATAATGATGAGTTTGCTGAAATATTTAACTTATTTAACGTTGATTTGGAAATGATTGGCAATACTTTGCTTAAGCCGGGAGTTTATATATATATCAACCCAACTCTGACAGGGCTAGGTCAAGAAACATCCAGAGCAGTTGGTCTCGGCGGGTACTATCTTGTGCTAGAAGTATCAAATACGATTAATAAAGACGGATGGTCCACCTCTATTCAGGCAGATTCTGTTTCAAGAGTTTCAGACCCAGTTCAGAATATCTATAGTCCAGAAGGTTCTGCTGCTTCAAAACAAACAGAAAAATTGGAGACTCCATAAAATGACTTATAAGTTAAATGATGAAATCGTTTTTGGTATCAACTCTCTTGGATCTAAAGTCTTATTCAAGGAGAGAACAAGATATCAAGAGTTGTTTCCAACTGGGTCTACATTCCCACAAACTTTTTCTTTCTGGGAACAACAGAATCTTTTTTATGGTAGAGAAACCAATGAAAGAAATATTATATTTCCAAATGAAACATATCTTAAAATAATACCAACAACAAAAAAAGATGTTGCTGTTTTTGGATTTGTAGCAGATGCATATCAAGATTTTCAGCAATGGATGAAAATAAAGATAAGTAAAAAGTTTGTTGAAGATGATGCCATAACAAAACCTTGGACTGCAACAAAAGGATGGCAGAACGTTCATCAAGCACATCACGAAGCAATGGTTGCTCTTTATCAAGATTTTGCTGGAGTATACCTTGATAAAACAGGAAAGCACAAAAGCATAAAAAACTATGAAACTTTCTTAGATGTATTCTTAAATGATCTTGTATCAAGTATGATTTCAGAAATTCCTTTTACAAAAAGCGGGTTTATAAGATCCAGTTATTTTACACCTATGATGAGTGGGCTGTGTATAGAGATTTACAACTTAGATCATTCTGATGACTATGAGAAATATGATAAGTTTGTAAACAATATTAATTTCAAAACTTATTTGTTGGCTGCAAAGAAGTTCGGCTTTATGGTAGATAAAAATGCTCCTTGGAGATTGATCGCCAACTTGGAATCTCCAGAAATGAGATCATATATTGCCAAGTATATGATTAGTTATCTACTACAAGGAACAACAACAACCGCATTTACAAAGCCAAATGTAGGGACAACTCATAGCCATACTTATGTTGTTGATGCTGCTGGCAATGGCTTCACAGAATATACTGAAGATCCAATGGAGCCGGGAGTTTTTCATAGGCACGAGATTAAAAACTATCAGATTATTCAAGCAGAAAGTGCAACATATGATGTATTTAATCAGGTAGGGATAGGTCCACACGTTCACTTCTTGGGAACTGAACCAATGGAATCTTTTAATCAGAAAGACATATATGATCGCTTCTTTATTAGGGCAGATCAATATGATATTGACGCTTTAAAAGTTTATTTAATGCAGTTCTACAATACATATGTGGCAGCATTTCCAAATGTTGCAGTTCCAAAACTTACTGCCTGTTCTCCTTCAAGTCCATTTACTGACTATGGAAACACTCAAAAAACAAAAATCATAAAAGTTTTTAGAAAAACGATTGGTCAAAAAGTCCACGACGAGAAATATAATGATTTATTCTGGACAAAAATGTATTTTATCATTAGATTAAAAGAATTAAAAGCCAACGTTCCAGAGCCTATCTTGAACAAGAACCTTCAAAAAATAGATCAGATTTATAAATTTGTTGACAAATCTGCCGCTTTAGAGTATATTCAGCAATACCTAAAACAATATTACTAGAAGGTCAGCATTGTTATTCCAAGCCCTAGACGAAAAAGAAAAATGCGTTGGTATTTATTCAGAGGGTAAAATCCTAAAAGACCTGCCCCAAGGCGGAACCCACACTTGGGAATACGCTTCCTTCCTCAAAGACCTAAACATAGAATACGCCAAGATTTATTGCGAGGGTAAAACGCTAGAACAGGCTTGTCCTCCTGAACT